CGCGGATTGGTGTATAACGCTAAGGATTTTCTCTAATTGAACGAGATCCCCCTATGCCGGAGGGGAATTATACTAAGCCGTTCACAAAACGAGTACCGGTAATTAACGACAAAGCCGCTAAAACTTATGTTTACAATAACGATTATAAATTTACTAATGCCGCAAGGCGGTATTATGATCCAGATAGCGGTAAATTAAAATTTACAGTGAATGAAGAGGTGAACATCAAGAAACGCCGATGCATTAATGAGTTCTCGACACGCTTCGCTCATACGGGCGTTGTCTTAGAGAATGATCCGCGTAATCTTGAATCCGGGTTGCACAGAATTTTCGCTTGTCGAGTGCCAACCCGCGAAGATGGTTCAAACGAGACCGATCCACAACTCATCCGTGAGTATGAAGAGATGCTACGTTTTAATATCACGACATTACTAGCTGTCGAGGGACGCCGATGGGCGGATCTCGTACGCGAGCAAATAGGTGATATGCATTTCGATTTAGATCGAGAAGAAGCCATCAAAATAGTCACTATGCAAAAACACAGCAAACAAAAGATGCGACTCAACGAGTATTTGAACTCACTGGAGAGCGGGGCAATTGTCTCTTTCAGCTTAGGAAGCAAGCACGTCGACATTAAGTGCAAGTATCCCGAGATAGCGAAACCTGGTAAGAACATTCGATTAATTATCGATTGCCGTATTGGGCGTAGTTTGATCGGGTCATTGTACATGAGCTCACTGAAACATCACTTAGGTGATAGAGAGCTCGTTTTTGGCAAATGCAGATTTATTTTTATTACTGGACCAAAAACTGACATAATTATGCACTACTTCCACGAATTAGCCCGCCCATCAGACATGAAATTAATTGTCGCCTTTTCTGATGACGCTTGTTTCTCAGACGGTAAAACGTATGGGAATGCCGATATTAGTTCTTGTGATGTCACACACACCGATGCACATTACCACTGGACAACGGAAGCATTACAGTTTCCTGAGTTCATTAAAACACATCTGACAGAGCAACAACTCGGCACACACGTCATCGTCAACCCCCATGATAAGAGGGAGAAAATCCATTGCAAACCTAAACGACGAAAGCAACAGTCCGGAAGCAGATACA